AGAATGTTTGCCAACTCAGCTTCTGCATTCAGACCGTGAATTGCCTTGAGGTCCTGAGCGAGTTCTAAGGAGTACTCAGCCTTCAGTGCTCTTGACTGTGCAGTAACGGTGACCTTCTCGATTGAGAATGCCATCTCGTTGAACTGGTTTTCGCCGTCGTCTCCAAGACGCTCAGCGTCTCCAGTCTGCATACCACCACCAAGGGTATATGCTCCAGCAGGAGTGTCGTTAAGAACAGCAGGATTGTCTCCGCTTTGACCAGCGGTAGTACCAATACCCAGAACGTCACCCATTCCGGTTGCCTGAGCACCAGAGAATGCGGTGTTTGCTTCGTCGAACAGTGCTTCCGAACCAGACTGGCTGGTGTACTTCGAACGCATTGCGAAGATCAGTCCAGTAGGACCGTTCATTGGTTGAACGCCAGCGAGGTCATAAGCGACCAGGTTAGGCATTGAGCGTCTGATCAGAGAGATCAGAACAGGGTCGAAACCTGCGGTTGGGGAAGCACTAGTGCCACCGAAACCACCGGATTGACCAGCAGAAGCGTTAGCATATGATGCCTCGGACAGGAACTCACGCTCTTCGCGGAGTGCCTTTTCTTGGTTCTCCAGGAGAACTGCGGTTACCATTCTCTTGTGTGCATCTTGGATGCCACCGAGACCCTCGTGGTTGAGGATAGGTGCCCACTTCTCCTGCAGGTGTTCAGCATTGAAACCTTGCATTTGAATTTTACCTCTTAAAAGTTTTAGTTTGATTTATGATCTAAAAATCACTTTTTAGCGACTCTGGTCAAAGTTGAGAGATATGACTCCATCAAACCAGACACTTGGACTGATTCTTCAGAGTTTGTGCTCTCAGAAATGTTCTCTGACTTGTCTCTTTGAGTACCAGCAGTTGAAGGGAAATAAGATTCTCTCAGTGCTACCAGTTTCTCACGATACTTCTCTTCACTATCAAACTCAACATTTTCGGCAAGAGAAGCGAGTTTATCCTTCTGCGAAAGTGCCAGACCTTCACAGACCTCGGAGAAGATTACATCAGCAACCGACTCGGCTAATCTTTGTTTGAGAGCAATATTTCTTTCGATTTGCTCGTTGAGTTTATCTTCCATTTCATCTAACTTCTCTACCATAGTAGAGAGAACATCATATTTCTCTTCAGGGATTGATACATAATGATCTTCAAAAAGACTTCTCATTCCGGTGAGGAATGATTCGGTCATTTCAGTCTTGAGTCCTTGCTCAACAGAGAGTTGGTTTTCAGTTACCCACTCTTCTGCAACATACTCAAGATAAGCATCAACTCTATCGGTCAGTTCTTCCTTAATGGTTGCAACTTGCTCCTCAAGAGTTTGCTCATACTGTGCAGTCAGTTCTTCTTGAATTTCTGCAACTTTTGCCTTGATAGCAGTTTCAAAAATGGTGCGTGCTCTCTCTTCAAATTCTTCAGAGAGTTCTTCGCCTTGGAGAAGAGCATTAATGTCTTCTTCGACATCATAGGTCTCTTCTTCGACAACTTCTTCTTCAGTAGTTTCTTCTTCGGTAACTACTTCTTCCTCAGCAGTCTCTTCTTCTGCTTCGGCAACTACTTCGCCTTCAACTTCTGCCTCTTCTTCAGCCATCTTTTTCATTGGCTCAGCGGGCTTAGCACCTTTCTTTACAATGTCAGCGACAGTTGCAAGTGAAGGTTCCTTGAGTTTGGCAGAATCGTCGTCTACCTTATAGTTTTCTGGAGTAGGACCGCCAAGATCTTCCCAAGCACCGGTTTGACCAGGAGTTGCAACAGGAGTTGCACTCTTGTGTGGTGCTTCAGCTTTAGCAGCGCCTTTCGTTACTACGTTTTCCATTTCTTGTAAATTGCTACCAACGGACATTTTTGATTAGATATTTTTGTATTAATCTATATTTATTTATAAATTAAAGATTTGAGAGGAACTCATTGAATAAATTCAACTTATGTTCTTCAAGTATTCTTTGATCAACAAGGGTGTTGATTCTCTTTTGGGTTTTCTCTGCGAGTTGCTCACGAAGGATTCCTCCTTCCCAAACCCACTCTTTTCCTTCCATAATTCCTTGAACAAAAGCATCGGGAGCAGAAGGATCGGCAACAATATCAGCAGCAGTTGCTAACATAAAATCTTCACCGACAACTTTATGACCTTCGTTGGTCATCTTGAGTGAACCAACACCACGAGAAGAAACTCCGAGCATTACGCCTTCATCAAGAAGTGAAGATGCAATCTTACCCATAGGAGTATTCAGAATTTGTGCCTTACCTTTAAAATTACTTCCTTCTTGAACGAGAGAAGTAATTTTGTGAGAAACGCGATCAAGATTAACGGTAGGTCCATCGGGATGACCGAGTTCTCCAAGAGCACGACCCTTCTGAACAAAAGTTTCGTTATATCTTTTTACCTCACGGGAAAGAGTTTCCATAGGATACATTCTACCATTACGGTTTTTAATGTCCCCCTGAAGAAAAACTCCCTCAATGTATAATTTTTTAGCGGAACCTTTACCTTCGGTAATGATTTTTACGTTTGAAATTTCTTCTGTGATAAGTTTCATTTAATTAACCGGTAAATCCTACTTTTAAACCAACAACTGCTGCTGCTGATGCCGAAATTTGATCTTGAGGACCTTTTTCGAAGAATTCAACGTGACCTTGTGGTAAAGAAACGGTAGCAGTATTTGCGTATCCGGCAGTTGTGCTTTTTGCGACACTAACAGTTGCCGTGCTTCCTACCCCATTATAAACTCTAACAACAGTTGCATTATCTAAAGTTGTTGGAGTGTTTAAAGCAACTTCATTTCCAACACCAACCAATAAAGTTCTTGTCATTATTCTTGTTCCTCTGATGATTGATCGTCACCGAATAAGGATGCACCAACTGTTGGACGAATAGCATCAATTCTTTGTGCTGCTTTTGCATAAAGAACATCTTTAATTTTGTCGCTAATGTCCGACGCAGCGGCATCTGACCCTATCAAATTTACAATTTCTTCCATAAAAAGTGATTATAACTATATTTTTTATTTATATCTCGCCACCTTTTGGTTCTTTGACCTGAGTAATTTCTCCCGATGCTTCAAGGTCTGGTTCCATTGGCACATCGCCCATCATTCCCATTTCACCTTCTTGTGGTAATGGTTCACCGGTGATTGGATCGACAGAACTTGGATCGGGGATAATGCCATCTTTAATTTCTTGTTCAATCTGCTCATCCATTTCAATCATTTCTGAATCAGTTTGACGAAGAACCTTTCTACGAACCCACTGTGTGGAATAATACTTTCCAATATAAGGTTCAATAGTAGCAAGAACACCAAGACGCTCATTGAGCATTTCGGTTTCTTTCAACTCTGCAAACTGATTATCGTATAAGAAATCATATTGAATGTGGTCTGAAATTATCTCCCAATCTTCGGGAGATACAATGTTCTTAAGAATTAATTGAGTCTTTAACATATCATTGAACATTTGAGCAAATCTCTTTCTCAAACGCCCAACAAATTTTGCAAACTTAAGTTCGTCTCTCAGAATTTCGGAAGAACGACCAAGATTAAAACCACCATCGGAAGCAATTCTTGATTCTGGAACTCCAAGTGCTCTATAAAGTTTCTTTTGGAAATACTCAATATCTGCAAGTTCTCCTAAGTTTTGTCCGCCAGGAAGTGTGGTGATTTCAGTTCCTCTACCACCTTCTCTTCTTGGAAGCCAGAAGTCTTCCATCATAGACATAAACTTGCGATCATCACGAACTTCGCCAGTATTTGCGTCGTATACAAGTTTGTTACGATAACGCATCATGACATCACGGAGATATTGTTCTGCCTTCACTTTTGGAAGATTACCAACATCAATATAGAAAATTCTACGTTCTGGTGCTCTAGACAAACGATAGATAACCAGAGAATCCTCAATCATTCTGAGTTGATTGAGTGCTTTGATTGCTTTGTGGAGATATGAAAGAACTGATCCCTTATTTCTATCTACAAGTCCAGAAGTACAATAAGTAATGGCGTCTTTGGCAATTTTAGTTCCCTTGTTTCCACCGCCACCACTCATCATTCCTGTTGGGTAGTTTGGTTTTGGTGTATAAACAAAGTACTCTTCAATTTCTGGAGCAATCGCATTATTTTCGTTATTGCGACCAGAAATATTTGGTCCAAGAGTATTATTATCTTTTTTCTTTTC